GTACTGAACTGTTGTAGAAAGTCCAGAAATAGCAGTATCGAAGTATTCATACTCTACAAAGTCACCATTAGTAAAGTTATGATTATCAAAGACAATAGTATCATTTGCCGTATTGATATCTGTTGACTGAACAATGAGTTTTCTATTAGAATATCCTTGTCCAGGGTTAAGGACATTAATTCTATCAATCTTTAGCTTCTTATTAGTAGTTCTGAACTTCATCAGTCCAGCATTATTCTCAGTGGTAATACCAATTGTATTAATACCTAATTGAGAATCTAGTTTTGTATTATGAACTTGAATAGTGCTGCTGTTGATGAACTTCGAATAGTAGATATTACCAGTCTGAAGTGTTAATCCTTGGATTGCATCATTAGAAGTATTTGTAGCAATACCAAGACCCGCATTACCTAATGCATTGTAAACAATAGGATCACCAGTTTGGAAATTGTGTTGAGTATCAAATGTAATAGTATTAGCAGAAACATCAACACCACCACCCTCAGCAAGAGTATTAGCATTGAAAAATACTTCTCTGAACTCAGAAGCAAGAGTTGCAGAAGCAGTAGCACCTTCACCATTACCACCATCAATATTAATGGAGATTACTTCTTCAAGATCAAAGTTTACTGGATCAACAAGAATGCCAGAGAAAGATCCTTCAACAACTGGTTGTACAAGAGCTGTTGTACCAGATGAAACGGATGGATTTCCAACAATTACTCTCGGAGAATTTGCTGCATCATAGTTAGATCCACCAGTAAATACATCTACTCTATCAAGTGGACCATAAAATACAGAATCATCAACCTTGTAGTTAGTAACTTCAACACCATTAATTAGGATACCAGTTGTTCCTGGTTGAGTTAAATCCCTTTCACCAGTTCTAATGTCTTGAGAAAGAGGGAACTTCTTCAGAAGTTTTTGTGGTTGAATAGAACCTTCTCTTTGTTCAGCAAGGATAAAGGAGTGGGGGCCACTGTTGGATGGATTGAACTTAACGTAAGACTTAGATGCTAAGAACGATCTGGAAAGGGCAAGTTTAATTCTGTTATTATTTGGTGCAGGTTGAACTTCAACAAAATAACTTCCAGTTGTTAATCCAACAATAGGAGAAGCACCATCCAATGGTTGATAGAATACCTCATCACCACTGAAGAATGGAACGATGTTCTGGAAAGAAATCGTATCGTAAGAAAGAGTATTGGAATTGTAATTTTGGATAGAACCACTTGCTGTAGATGCTACAGAAATTTTAGACTCAGTTGTTACTGGTCTAATGACATAAGATGGTAAAGAGTTGGAAGAAACATATCCATATTCATTATTCTCAATGTAAGTGTTTAGTACATCAGAAGAAAGAACGTTGTTGCCAGAGGATAATGGAGCACCGACAGAAGATGCTTTGTTGATTCTCTTTCTGATGTCATAGAATCCAAGTGGATTTACACCAGAGTAATCACCAGATCCAAGTGTTACCGCATTGTTTGTTAAGTTTACACTAACAACTTCAAGATTCGATGCGGCAATAGTTTGGCTAGATCTTTCTACAATATCAACGAAGTCACCCTCTTTCAAACTAGATCTATCAATCGTCGAAGAAAGATTGAAAGTAGATCCACTGAAAGAACTTACAAAGTATCTTGCGGAAGTGTTGTAAATCCAGGAGTTGAAGAAGATTTTTTTATACGACTCATCTTCCTGATCATTAGAAACAACCTGACCAAGGTTTTTGACAGAAATCAAAGAATCTTCTACAGAAGAGAAAATATCTTCAGATTGCTTAAACTCACTCAAAACACCAGTAATGACAAATCTAACCTGTCTGGTTAAATCATTTTCCTCAAAAGCATATACCTCAAGATCTTGTGTAATTACAGTTCTTGGATTGATGTCCTGAGTAAGTCCAGTACACCCAATAAATTGAGTGATTGTCTTGTCAGTGTATGTAATAGTATCATTACCGATAACAAAAGAACCAGATTCTGGGAAACCAATGGTAGAATCTACAGTAATTACTCCAGAACCAGCAGAGTGACTACCAATAGTAAAACTGCTTCCAGGAATGTTAAATTTGCCCTCGATTAGACTTTCATCACCAAATCCAGTGAAGAGGGAGATTTTATAATATGTCTGTACCCCAATATCATCAGAGGTTCCTCTTGTGAAGATCTCAACTTCGGAGATTGGTCCGCTAGCAGCACCAATTCCGTTCAGTGGTTGAGCATCTTGGAAGAGTGTTGTTCCAGAAATTAAAGCAGGGTTTCCACTAATAAGTGTAGCAACAATAACTTCTCTACGAACATATTCTGCATATGATGGTTTTGCCAGAAACTGCTCAAGGTCAATCACCTTAGAGTCAATACCATACAGCACTTTTAACAGAATCTTGATAGATTCTTCCGTGCCCTTGCTTTCGTATAAACTTCTTGATTCTTTGATAAAGTTTTTTACATCAAGATTTGATGCAAGTGTAGTATCTTCTAATCCAGGTGTGTATAACTTTTTGAGTTTTTTGTAAAACTCTTTAAGAAAGAGCGCACTAAGATTCTGTACGGAGGTTCCAGATGTGTGAGTATCTGCTACAGACTGCGTAAATACTAATTCTTCTGGATTATTTGGAGCATGGTATGAAGTAATACCAGAAAAACCACGCACACAACCCGTAAAAGAGTTGGTTGTTACTCCAGTATATGTAATAATTTCATTATCTAACTTAATCAGTCCGTATTCTTGCGGAAATCCTTTTGTATTCGTTACAAAAATTTCCGTATCTGCCGTAGAAATGCCAGCAGTCACCGTAGACATGCCAGCAATTATGTCTGGAGTTAAACTATCTAATTTAAGATACGAGTCAATATTCTCAGCAATATCAACTGGTCCACCAGCAAATTCCTGAGAAGTATAATAGGACCTTAAAAAATCCACTACAAGTGGATTTTCGTCTTTAATAAATTCGGGAAGTTGATTGTCTACAACTTGCTGAATCTTAACTCTGGAATCAAAGACAGAATTAGTGTTTATCATTTCCTACTTAATTGTCCGTTGGTATAACTGGATGCGACAGGGAATCCAACTCCCGAGATTTGTTCACCTGATGTAATAGTGTCTCTTGCCATATTTATGGTGCTATTGGAGATATCCAATTGCAAATACAGGTCTTTAAGACCAATTACGTCATTAGATTCGGGAACTGCTTGAATTTCGATGATAGAGCTGGGTTTAACTGTAGATGTTATGTTAACGGTGTTGATTAATATTTCACCCTTAACATAGTCAATAGAACCAGCAGCAGGTACAATGACGACAGGACCAGTGTCAGATTCTTTTACGATTGCTATTGTTCCTGTTTTCATATCAGAATTGGGAACATCTGTAAAGTACAGAAGATCGGAAGATCCCTCTACAGTGAATCCAGTGCTCTTAATGTTATATCCCTCAGAGACTACATGGAACTTGTTTCCATAACAGAGCTCATACTGAGTATACTGGTTTACAAGTGCCTTCAGGTCCCTTCTAATGACCACTCTGGTGATGTTTGATGTAATTGCTGTATTCGTATCGTCAATAATCTTTACTGCTTTGCTGTATTTGAATCTTCCACCAAAAGCATTGAGATCGACAGAATCTGAATAAGTGTTCAGACTTGAGATAACATCTGTTCTGAGTTGTTTGGCATCAGACACCTGACTTGCATTGTAAAATACAGTAGAATAGAGTTCGATATTAAGAAGTTTAAGATCCTCAATTCTTTGGTTCACACCAGCAACAGAATATTGCTTTAGATCACTTAAAATCTGAGATTTTGTAAAGTCTGACAGGAATGTGCCATTTTTTGGTTTAATACTTAAAACAACAGTACCAAATTCTGGTGGATCCAACTCTTCACCACCAACTACAGATACAGATTCGGTATCTGGGTAAATTCTTTGAATAATTGCCTCATAATCCTTGGCAGTAACAGCTCTATACTGGGAAGAGTATAATCTAGGAGCAAAATACTTTACAGATTCTAAGGGTTCGATATCTGAACCATCAATTGCAGATTGATTGGTTGTTATTGAGACGGTATTTGTTGGAAGGAACGATGCACCAAGACTATTTGATACGGATCCTGAGAAACTAAAGTTATTTGGACCATTTCCAGATTCACCATCACAGATAATGTAACTTACATCGATAATATCCTGATCTTCCAACTTTTTACCAAAAATTCCATCACCGAATAGAAGTTCATACCTTTCGTCGGCAACTTCTTGGATTAAGTATATTTCAGACAGTGCTGAAACATTAATAATATTTTCTACTTGCTTATATGTTCTACCTACAGTTTCTTGAGGACCTTTTACAGACACTCTAATCGATGTTGTGTCAATCCCAGGGTTATCAAGAATAAACCTCTGGTCCACCGACCCGTTGACCTGGAAGGTTCTTCTAAGTAAAGTTCCTTCATAGACATCAATGCTATTAAACGATGCCCTTCTAGGACCATTTCCGTTGGTAGCTGCTCCAGTGAGAACTGTGGCAGATGTAATTTCTTCAGGAATCGAAAATACGACAGAAGTGTTATTGGCGGCACCAACACAAACAAGACCTTTGTTAAGTGTTACTGTTGGACTTGTTCCTGTGAACTCAATATTAAAACTTACTTGTGCTTTTGCTGATTTTCTAGATTTTGGAACATATCCAATGTTTCTAGCAAGAGAGACTACGTTCTCTCTTAAAGTGGCAGAGTCAATGAATGACTCATTAACTACCATGTTGGAGTTAAATGCCGTAATGTAGGTATTATATGCTAAAGTATCAATCAGGACAGCAAAATTAGATCCTTCGAAGTCAAAATCAGTGAAGTTTGAGTTTGCTCTTAGATAGGACTTAATAGATTCCTTGATTTGATTGAAATCTAAATTTGTAAACTTAGTTAATGGCATTTATCTCGTTACCTCAAGTATGAAAGAGATATTTTGTGATGGTAAAGACTGTCCAATGATATCAAATACTATAGTCGCTTCAAAAGTATTGTTATCTGGTCTTGGAATTACCTCTACAGTTAGATTCGCAACTCTCTGCTCATAATTTAGGATAACTTCTTCAATTTGTTCTGCAATTATGCTAGCAGTACCATAATCACAGAAGTCAAATAGTGTATTTCTGACATCGGATCCCAAATCTGGATTAAAAAACCTCTCTGTGGGGATAGTTTCCACTAAATTCCGCACTGAGCGTGCGATTGCACGCTCATTTACAAGTACTGGGAGGTCTTTTGTGATTGGATGAGGCACAAAAGACAGAGAAATGTCTTTAAATGCCCTAGATTTGCGGGTTGAAGCCATGAAAAGGCATAATTTTAGACCATAAACCTATTTATTAGGTTTTCCATAACTTGGCTCAGTGCCATATTCCCAATCATCATAGTCTTCGTCGTTACGAATCTCTTCATGGAGCACAGTTTGACGTTTTAAGTCATGAACATGGTCTCCAACAACCTCTCTAAGCAAATTTTCGTCTTGTTTTTTCATCGGTTTAGTCCAGTAATCGGTGATCAAGACCCTTGTACCCCACATTGACTCCATATAATCTGAATCTCTGTCTGGATAAGGTTGTCTTGTCATCTGTTTTCTCCTCTAAAGAGTTTGAACAGAACTTTTTAAGGGGTTGCTATCCCTTATCGATGTAAAATCCCTGTCTTAAGTAGTCTGGATCTTCAACATATTCATAATTTTCTAAATTTTGTACTTTTTCACCGTTCCAAAGTGGTATTGCTACAGTATTTCCAAACCTAAAGTCTGGATTTTGCCTGAAATGAACCTCAATCAACTTATCTCCAATGAATTCGCAGTTGATCCATTCATAGTTTCCGACTAAATCTTCTAAAATTTTTGGAAATTCAACCT